TCGAAGCGATCAACAAGGGTCGGTCACGCAAGACCGTGCTTGAGTACATGGGACACTTCCGTATGCTGCTGGACTACGCAGTGCGTAAGGGTGTGATTTCAGTAAACGTGTTTACGCAGCTGCCAAATGGTTTGGTTATCGAGGGTGCTGAAAAAAATTCTTTTGTGAAGGATACACCAATATCCGAAGATATTATTCACGCGATAGCCGACCAGCTAGACGGTCAGTGGAAGGTAATGTATCTCTTTGCTGCATACACTGGTTTGCGATCTGGCGAACTCCGTGCGTTGGAGTGGTCCGACCTGGACTTCGACAATGGCGAGATTACCGTCAGCAAAGCTGTTGCCTACGATCGTCAGTATGTTTTTGAAGATGGCAAAAGGCACGAACGTGGTTCCATGATTATAAAGGACACCAAAACCGCAGCGGGTACACGCAAAGTTCCGATGATTGATTTCATCATTACCATGATGCGTGAGTTCAAGTTGGCATCGAAGCACAACGGAACCCGTGTATTTAACTCGCGCAGCGGTCACTTGATCGCGGACAGTAGGTTCCCCGAAATTTTGCTGAAGGCATGTAGCCAGGCAAATGTGGAGCGTATACGCTGGCATGATCTACGACACTATTTCGCATCGCAACTTCTTAAAGTCTATGGCAACGATTGGAATAGGATCAAGACGTACATGGGACACACAAGCATCAAGACGACTATTGATGTATACGGTCACTGGATCGAGAACGACGCTGAGAAACTAGCGAACAGAAACTTGCTGAATGACAAGTTAGGCAAGGTTGCAGCGCGATGAACTACATGGACACAAGAGCGTATCTGATCGACCCAGTTCGTAAAGCTGTATTCCAAGTCAAGTATTCGTACCTGGGCGATCCCGATGAAACAGCAAAGCTTATCCGCTGCCGTACTATTGATGCCAAGGACCTTGACGACAAGCACGTCGTTTGGTTTGACGACGATGGGTTGTTTGGACCGCCACTGGTATATCTGTGGAAGATCAAATCTCTTTACTATCCCGAAGGCTTAGAACTCGCGGGTATGGGTTTGGTGACGGGCATTGACGAAGAAGGCGAAACCGTGCCACCCACCATGTCGATCGAAGATCTGAACGATAGTCTAACCTTTCACCAGCATCCGCTGATACGAAAGGACATGGCATGAACACGATCAGTTTTACCAGGGAAAAGGTACAGCAGCTGCAAGCTATGTACGACAGATGCGTGGCAGAAGGTAAAGAGCAATTTACTTTTGAGGGTCACGAAATTCTTACAGCGTACGCAAAGTATTTGCTTATGCACCTCAAGGGGCAGTTCGATGAAAGACTTTGAAAAATTGCATTACGAAACGATGGATTTTGATGAACTTGAAAAGAGATTGAAAAAAATGTCTGAAAAATTTCACAAACGACAAGCTGCTCTCGACAAGGACAAAAACGATTTAGATATCGTATGTGATATCTACATTCGAAGAATTGAATTAGACAAGGAATTCAAAGAAGCTATCAAAAGCACTATGAAATCCTTGTAGCTGCAATCATGGCATTGAGATACCATTGCGCTTTCAATAGATCTTCAATGCCATTTTTGTTTTTATATCTCCACAAATATTTCATTACATTACCACGACAGTAATCGGGGTACGCATCGCCTAGGGCAGCGCGGATCGCGTCGATACACTCGATGTCGCCGTTGCGATAATGCGCTGGTAAGTTTACGGGATCATCGTCCATGTAAAAATCTTTCCAATGATTTCTTTGAAATATAAATGCTTGTACGTTTTGGTCCTTTTTCGCATGACGGTCGGCGGTGGCACTCCAGGATGCCACTTGTTACCATGCGTCGGACCTTACGCACGTTCTTGTAATCATCATTACCAAATAAAACTATGGCAGCGTCCCTGGTGTCATAGACCAGCTTGTTGAGAAATACTTCGTGTACTAGATTAGCTGAAGTCATCGTCAATACTCGTAGCTGCTTCGATTTCGTTTGGGTACAGTGTGAATTTTGCGACGTTTGGAAAGTTACGCACGTCGTCGCCTTGTCGTGCCTGGATAGTGCAGCGTAAATTTATTTGGTTCTTTACCAGAATATTTACAGCTTCGCGGATTGTCGCTTCTTGCGCTGGCGATATACTATCAAATCGACTTTGATCTTCGTTCCATAGTCCAGCGGGACTGAACCAGCCAGACAAGCGATACTCTTTTTCGCCCATTGTGAACTTGCTTACGGATAAGTGTGGTTTGTTACTCATATTGGTATGTCCTCTCTAATTGATGATAAGTTGCCTACTTCGATCTGCCCTTTCTTAACCTCGTACCAGCCTACAAGTTCTTTATATTCTTGTGGCTTATCGGTTTTGAATTTACCCAACCACTGTGTGTTTCCTTGTTTCCAGGCATTGAGATGGGATTGCTGCTTGCAGTTATCCAACTCTTCCATAAGACGGTTCCACTGGTCAGCAAACATAGCTTCTGCGCCATATTTTCTGTCTGTTTCTTTCATATTAGCTGTGTTTTCGACACTATCATTGACCTGGTTTGCCCAGTTGCGTATGTCGTCTGAAACTTTTGGTTCTGCTGCGGGTTCTGGATCTGGCTGTGGTTCTTGCGTCTGCTCTTGCGCTAGGTTTTCTCGTTTAAAATCGTCTGCTTCTGCATCAGAATAGTAATCGCCAGCCATGTTAAGCAGCTTTAGTATTACACGATCTTTGGCACGTTTTTCTGCCATCGCGTAGGGGTAAGCATTTTTGTTGTTGTTTGGTGATGCTTCTCCAATCGCCCATTCTGCTCGATCGCCGAGGTGTCCCGTCACACACATCGCTGCAATTTTCTTTTCTGGATCGTTCGCGATCATGGCGGGTGCATCGAACTTTATACCTTTATGTGCAGCAATCTTTTCTAATGCCTTGTGTAAAACCACTCGTGCTTTGCCATGCACAACCCAGGTATTTTCGTTGTAATCTAATTTTAAATCTTTCATCAAGTTTTTGATGACATCATCCATGATATGACCTCCATAGTTCTTCGGCATGTTGTAAGTATTCGGGTGGTTTTCTGCCCCACTCGTAAAAGTTTGGGAACTCGTCTGCTAACAAATCTTTTGTGCTTTCTGATCGTTGCAGCTTCAGTTCGATCGCCATGTTCTTTGCAACGGTATCGCTCACATACAAGCGTAGGTTATCTTCGTGCAGACAATCGCAATTTTCGGCTGTCAGCAGCCTATAATCATCTTTGCTGGCATACAGTAAGAACGGTGGCTTGTGGTTGTTCAATGCCCAAAATCCCGCGACCTGGGACAAATTATTCTCTAGCCACATGTTACCCGATAGCTTGTTCGGTAGGGACGGTCGCCTGGTCCCCGACTTTGTGTCAGCTATCGTGTATGTTTTGACCTTCAGATCGCCCCGTACATCATAGTCTGGCAGAGTAGAGTAGGGCAGCTTGTTACCTGGTATCACACCGAATAGTTCTTGTTCACCGATATATCTGTTGGCTTTGTGCATGGCTTCTTTCAGACCGATGATAGCGTTCTTTGCTATGTCGGGTATGTGATCGACTTGTAAATCTTTATTTTCTTTATCGTTCTTGAGCCAGGTGTTCGGTTCGTATGCCATAGCTTGTTCCAAACCCGCAGCTGTGGCTTGTGATATATCCATGTTATCGATTAGCACCATATCGCAGATCGCCTGAACCACACGTCCCGCCATCATCGCTGCGTTATCGTCGCCGTTGTGCTTACGATCTAATATCTTTACATACTTCCAGCAATCCGCTTTCTGTGCGGGTGTAGCGTCATTTGAGTGAATGACCTTCCAGGCATCGTTTACAAGCGGTCGAGCGTAGCACTTCTCAAAGAATATCTGTGCCTTGCTGCGTACACGGTAATTACTGTGGTGAAAATAGTCGTGTCGTGATGCCCACTGGACGTTAGAATCAATCATTAAAATATCCTAAAAGTTTTACGTTTTAGATTAAGTTAATGTACGTTTTGCGTCAATAAGTTTTGTCGTGAAACGTCAACTTAATTATTTAAGCTGCCATCCTAATGTTAGCGGAGAATGAAAAGATGCAATGATTGGTGCTGCCCAAACAATTTCAATGCCTTGTCGCTGACGACCTGGTGTAACGGCAGAACCAATGGTAAATTTACCGCTAGGTTCGGGGTAAAGATACCCCATGTTAATTACAGAAACCCAGCTATCGTTTAAATTTTTCAATCGTAAAAATTCGTTTTGGGG